TTACAAAGCTTCTGTGTATGAAACTGCAATTAGACTATAATTACTATGGCCATCTCTACCAACTAATAAATTATATTGATTATATATTTTTATGTACTCTGAAGATGTTCTTGTTGTATCACCTTTGCTATATTTCAGAGATGGTATAACTGAAAATATCCTACTAAATCTATCTTGATCGCTAGTTAGGTATACAAATCCTAATTTTCTTTTTACCTTTACTCCATCAATCTCATATTCACCTAATTTAAGAGAACTAGATATACCTAATAAATCATTTGATATTAATTCTTGAGTATAATTATTTTCAGCTATAAAAACATCCTTGCTACCATCGCCTATCTTTTCTATGACTAATTCCTCCAATTTTGGATATCCTATTCCTGCTTTTTTCACTAATTCTAATGACATATAATCCCCTTCTTTCAACCATAATAATTTTCATTTTAGTATATTTATATAATACTATTATTTGAACAAAGTTTCTATAAAAGGCAGATTAATTATTCCTCACTTAATCTACCTCTTATTAATCATTTGAATCATCTCTACATCTCCATAGTTGTCCTTGGAATCATCATCTGAATACCATCTCACCTGTCCATTAGTATAATATCTATGACCAGTCTTCCACCCTATTTTTCTTAATCGTGCTACTATTTTTTCAACATATCTAAATTGTATCGCAATGCTTATTTCTTTAATCCCTTTTCTGAAATCTCCTACTTCAAGTGTAAATATTTTATATCCTTCATCTTCTTCTAGATTATACTTTTTCATGATTTCCTCAGTTTCTTCTATCATTTTTTTCTGAGATTTTGATAAAATCATTTATCCCACCCCCTTATCATACATTTTATTTATATTTTACCACTTAATCCTAAATAAAAAAATAAAAGGGCATAGAAATTAATCTACGCCCATAATTTTTACTCATATTCAGTTATTTCCTGTATAGTCAGCATTTAAGAATAGAGCAGCTTCAGCTTCTCTTCTCTTTAGTAATCCAACGCTTGTTTGTCCATTTGCTTTACTCCAAGCTTGGAAGTTAACTCTTAAAGTATCTGCATCTCTAATACCTGCAACTATATTCCTATAAAGAGTTGAACCCAATAAAGCATCTGTACCGCAATTATAAGCAAATGAAATGAGAGCGTCTAATTGATTTTGATTTAAAGAAACGCCCTTACTATCCAAATCTACTTTAATTGTTTCAGCGCAATTTTTAGCTTCTTGTTTAAGCCATGCAACAGCTTGCTCTTCTGTGCAAGTTGAATCTAAATTATTAGGAAAAGCATCTGGTATTGAACAATAACAAGTGCCATAACCTATTGTCCAATACTCCTTCACACTTAAACCATAATAAGGATCTGCATAAGCATGATCATAAAACCCTTCCCAACTACCTATAAACTTTGCTCCATTATCTGATAATAGAGACTCTTGCCATTCACCCTTATCGTTAAATGTTTGTTTTTTACCATCTATAGTATAAGTACCACTACAATACATAGAACCATCTGAATTGAGATAATACCATTTGTTCTCTAATTGTAGCCATCCCGTTAACATTCTTCCTGTAGAATCTAAGTAATACCACTTATTATCAAGCTGAATCCAACCTGCAGCCATTGCTCCATTAGGATTTAAATAGTACCAATAATCTCCTATCCTTTGCCATCCTTTTAATAAGGTTCCGTTATCTCCAACTAAACACCATTGCCATTTTGCCATAATTATCGCCTTCTTTCTTTTATCGTGGTGTACTTGCACTTATCGGATTAACAACTGCACCAATTTCTTGTACATTTTCTGGATTATCTACTGCAATCTTAGATCTTGCACTATTTTGTGTAACTGTGCTATTTATAGATATAGTAGAACTTTCTGTTTTAACCTCTTCTTGTGTATTGGTAGCATTAACAGCTTGTACTGTTGCATCTGCTACAACTTGGTCGTTTATTCCTGGTGTACTTGTATCTACAACAATTCCTAACATAACAAGAATACTCAATACAGAATTAACTATATCAGCATAGTTACTTGGAATTAGATCTTTGAATCCTAACTGTTGAATAAGCAATACTATTGCTCCCACCATTGATAAAATAAAAGTTTTATTTCTAAATCTTGATTTTAAATCTAATGTTATCATTTTTACATTCCACCTTTTCTTATTTAAATATTACTTTTTCTAATGCATAAATAATAAAACCTGTTAAAGCAGTTAATCCAACTACTCCAAAGGTTCTTAATGTCCCATTTAGAGATTTTATACTTTCGCATAAATTTTTAATATCGGTCTTAAACTCAATAGCATCTTGCTTCAATTTATCAATTTCCTCACTATGTGAATTGAGCCTCCTTTCATGTGTATCTAACTTGTCCTTCACTAACTCTTCATTCATAAGTCACTCCCCTTACTTCAAATTTTGTATAAATGAGCAACAAAAAAAGAACTCCTAAAGAGCTCTTCTAGTTGCTTTGATTTTTTATTCATTTTGTTACGTCATTTATTCCTATTGTGTATCATCTGTAACAGTTGGGCTGTCTCCCCACATTGCTAAAATAGCACTCAGATAGGGTTCTGTAACTTCTACTTGCACTTGTGTTCTACCTTGTGTTGAATTAGAATATCCTCTATACCATGGGTTACCTATTAAATATTCTTTACCATCTACGGTTACATAATTTTGTTTTTTTATATTTACACTATCTTTAGCCTGAATTATTCATAGATATAGTTAATAACATAAGAAAGTTAGTTTTTCATGCTATTAGCTATTTCTTTTCTTAATTTTTAATTATTTTTCTAAATATACGTACAGCTTCGCTACGGACTTTAGGTTTTAACCATATCTTACATATTAAATTGTAATCTGAATCAATTTAATAACGGCAGTGAATTGATATTTTTTAAAATATGCCAAAACTCATTTTGATAAGCACATGAACTACAGAGTTTGAATTTTAAGTATCTACTACTCTTTACAAGTTTACCAGCTACTTTAATTATTTTCATTCGTATTGTTTCTATTCTTAGAGATTTCATTGAATTTGTAAAACATAATCTTCTAATCCAATTGTTTAAATTGTATGCTAAAACCATCTCTTGAAGCTTATTAGCATTTGCGATAAAAGATGAACTACTCATTTTATCGAAAGCGAAGCCGTTTTTGCCTTCTTTAATAAAATTCTCCATTGTTCCTCTATTACAATAAAATTTTATTACAGCTTCTGGATGGCTGGTCATGTTAGTCACAACAAAAGTATAATCTATACACATTTGACCTTCTTTCTTTTCTAATTTCACAACAACTCTACGTTCTTTAGTCCATTTCTTTGCTTTATATACAAATTCACCATATATAGTATAATGGTCATAGATATTTCTTTTGCATAATATCTCCATTCTTGTAGTAAATTCTTCAGAATACTTATACAATGTTGCATTTGCTTTTAATCTTATTGCATATTTAGCATCATGTTCTTCTGCAATTTCATAAAGTCCAGGTATAGCAAAACCGCTATCGCCACGAATGTATAGGTCTGTACAAATATATTTATTTGAATACCTTTTTAATAATGGACCAATAAAAGCCACTGTTTTTCTTGATGTATAAACATTTCCAGAACGCAACTCTGCCTTTAATAAATCACCTGTTAGTCCATCAAAAACTAATAGTGGATGATATCCATTTGCTGAATAATGTGAATTGTATGCTGAACCATATTGATTACCATAAGTTTCAAAATTAGTAGAATCAATATCCAAAATTATTTGATTTGGCATATCAATTGAGTATACTTTATCCAAAACCAACTCATTTATTTTATTAAATTGTCTTAAGTTTTCTTTATCGAGATTGTTATTAAAACGTGAAATTGTAGGCTGTGAAGCTAGTGCATTTTTATCTAAAATTGTAGTAAGCGCTGGATCATATCTTAATTCATCTGAATTATCGTCGGTTGTATAGCCAGCTATTCTTTGATAAACTTTTTGTAGTAATATCTCTTCGTTTGTATGTTCTCTATGATTAATTCCATCATTAACATAAAAAACATCTTTTACAGTTCTTGAAAAACCTATTCTTTCATCAAATTCACTATATAAAATAAGACCAGAATCTGATGTTAAATTTCCACCATCAAAATTAATTTTTACATTTCTCTTGAAATTCAAAGATTTTTCTAATAAACTACCCATATAGACTCTCCTTTGTTAATTGTTTTTTTTCGCAAATTAACCATAACAAATTTGAGTCTATTTTTCTATATTTTTTCACTTAATAAGTGAAGTTTTGAATTTGTTAAGAACAGCTTAACGAGCCATGCAAAGCATGTTTCATATAATTTTATGAATAATTCAGGTTTAGTAAGTGTATCTAACATTATTTTTTCTTTCATAATTTTCCCTCCTACGCTTTTTTATATTGGCCTGTTATTGTAATTGCAAATGTTTGGCCTAAATTTGTATTAGCAACTGATATACCTGATGAATTATCTGTTGGTTGCAACAACGCTATAGCTGAAGAACTGTTCATAACTTGTGCTGTTGCAAATTTTGCATTAGTATCCATATCAAGATTATTTAAATCACTTACCGACAAAGGAATATTAACCCCATCACTAACGGCTGCAAATGGCAATCCTGCTATTCTTAAATTGCCATTAAAAGCCCCAGTATATGATAAAAGCACTACTTTAAGTTTAAAAGTAATAAGCTTATTCTGCCTAATGAAACTTCCATTCTGTGCTGAATAAACCGGTACAAAAGTACCAGAATTAGTTGCACCAGTTATATATGGAGTAAATGTTCCTTCTTCATATTGATTCGCCAATTCTGACATTTGTGCATTAATACTACTGATAGAATTTGTTAAAATATTAATATCATTCTTTGTTGCAAGTATCACTGTTGGATCTATTTTTAGTGTTACAGAGCTTACATTAGTAACTTCAAAAGTCATCTTTATATATAATTCCTTAGTGGATCCATTACTTGCTAAAGGTTTATATGTTTCAGGATATTTACCTATAGCAATTAAATCATTATTATCATCAAAAATTCCAACTTCTCTTATAAAAAAGTCTCCAACATCTGCTGGAATAGCACATACAACATTTATCCAATTAGAGTTAGATTCATCGATTTCAATACTATTGATTTCGCAACTATATACGGTATGAACCAAATCTGTTTGGCTTTCACTTGGATTATAATAAATACCATTAGAATCTCCTATTTTCATTGTTTTCAAATTTACTTTTGCTCCTAGAGCAATACTATTAGCTATTTTGGCTTTACCTATTGCAGTTGGTATTGTATAAAATTGTTCTGCCATCTAATTATCTCCTTTCGGTAATATGCTTACAGTTTCAGCTAACTTGCTTTGACTCATAGCTATCTTTATCTTTCCTCTTGTGCTTATTTCCTGTATTTGATATGGATAAACTCTGATTTCTTCTCCTGTTGTCATAGCGAAACCAATCCTTATATTATCTTGTGTATTAGATACTAACTTAAAATTTATCTCTATAAATGCCGGCTTAATATCATCTAATAATTCTAAAAAATATTCAAATGCATAAGGTATTCCAATATTAGATGTAACATTTATTACTATTTTAAAGTTTTTCAAATCAAATATTGGTTCTACATTCCCTGTAATATAAGTACCAGCTAATTCTTGTATCATTGTTTTGGAGAAATTAGCTAACGCATTTAAATAAGCATTTACTCTCTTTCTTCTAGCTTCTAATGTTTCGTTTTGCAAAACTTTTATTTTTAAAATATTTTCCCATCTTGTAATTGTTAGTGCATCTGCTGTATTTATATAATAATTATTTTTTATTGCTACTAATTTATTTTCTATTAATGATAATTCAGATGCATGGGCTTTATTAAATTCTGCAACTAGCTTAGATTTAACATAATCATCAGGCATGTAACTTAATAACTTATTACTATCCAAGTGTTACACCTCCAAGAACTGCAACTTCTTCACTTTCTATATCTATATTTACAGTTCCAGAATTTAAAGTTAAATCAGTATAATCATCTATTCCATCTATACTAATTATTAATTTACCTACCATAGCATATGAAGCATATTTTATTGTTTCAGAAAATGCTATTTCTTTTAAATAATCTTTGACTGCATTTTCTATGGCTGCTTTTGCAATATCAGAGTTTAATGTTGTTATAAGCTTCACTCCTATATCAATATTTTTTTCTGTAGCACTAACAACAGTACATATTCCACCTCCACATGGTGCAGCTCCTTCGCCATCTCCATTTTTATTTGGATCTATATGACTTTGTACATTTTCAACTAATTCTTCATCAGCTCCAACTTTATTTGAGTTTATTATTATAACTTTTACTGTTCCTGGTCCTTCCCATAAAGGTATTACATTAGCATCTCCAACACCAGTAACTTCTAACGCCCAATTTCTATAAGCATTTTTATTAGCACTATTGACGATAGTTTGGACTTTTATATAGTATCTTTTTCTTAAATCATCATCAGATTCTTCATCATATCCATTCGTGAATTCTGAATTATTTATAACAGCATGAATCCCAGATAATGTTTTTGGAATATATTTAATCGCATTTTTAGGAATATTCCCTATAGAACCATAATTAGTACATTCAACTAAAAGATTTGCTTCATTATTTGTTATTTTTATATCTTCTAAAGCTACAAACGTTAAAGAATCTGATGCAAACAAATCTCCCTTTACTATTTTAGATCCATTTGTTCCAGTTACAGTAACATATCCATATGACTTAGTTGTTGCCTTCCTTGACAGCCCTACTGTTTTCACTATTTTTTCTAGGTCTTTTCCTTTTGCAGTATCAGGCATTGCTTTATCATGCAATAATTCTATTTCTTTATAAACATTTTCAAGCTCCATTGCTACTGGCTTCTCAATATCATATATAAATTCACCTTCACTTTTATTGTACGAATCATTTATATTAGTTAATAGCCTAGCTTGTATAACATCTCTGCTATCGCTCATTTTCTATCTCACCACACTTTCTGTGCTTGTGCCATAAATACTAATAACATCAAAAGTGCAATTAAGTAACCTTTTATCCTTTTTAAACACAAAATTATTTACAGCTTTTATATCAGAATTTCTTAATAATGCTTCTGTAATTATAATTTGAATTTGCGCTTCCTTATAAGCTAAAGGATAATCGCTTGTTATTAAATCCAAAAGCGAATCAACACCATATTTTTCAGTATTGTTTGTATTATATATTTTGTATTTGTTTTTATCTGTTCTAATAGTTTTTTGAATCCATTGCTTTAAAGCCTCGTGCTTACTTATTGTTTCTACTCTTCCATCTTTAACATAAAAATCTCCTGTTTCAAAATTGAAACATGGAGATTTACCTTTACTACTTATTGAATTTGTATCATCTAATTTGTCTATTGTGTTAACTACTTCTTGATTCGGAAACAAAACTATATCACCTCTTTTACACTTTCTTTACTGCAACATAAGCATGACCATTTAAAATGGGAATACATAAAACACTATCCCCATTATTTAGTTCTCTTGTTATAATAAAATTTTTAGATTCATTGCCTTCAATTTCTATAGTTCCAGTTATTTTTCTTAAATCCTCACATACATAGAGAGGAGTATGATCATCATTTTCTATAAATATAGCTGCTCCTCCAAATAAAGATACCTTCATAGGATTTAATGAAATTATTTTGCCTATTTTAGCTTCATCTGGATCTTTATTATCTCTTTCCCTGAAAAATTTCATAATTCCAACATCATATCTATCCATTTTTCACCTACCAAACAACTGTAATGCTTGCCTTATGCAATCCATTTTGTAATTTATGATTTGCATTTTTTATTTTATAGTACCCATTCAATCTACTTCCTGCTTGCAAATAAATCATTCTATTAGGCTTTATTAAATCTCCATCTTTAAGTGCTATCATATCATTTAAAGTAGCTGAATATTCTATTTTATTGCTATTTGCTAAAGCATTATTAGCAATATTTTGAGCTTGTGCAATATTTTTATCGTCTACATTGAAATTATCACTTAAAACTCCATAGAATCCTTGTTGACTTGTATCTTCTGCTGTAGCTTCTACTTTTGCATTATCATCATTTCCGCTTGTTACAGTTATCCTATTTTTCATTTTCTCCATTGACATATCTATATCTATTTGCTTAGGCAAAATTATTTTAGGATTAATTTTCATTTCTGAAAGCTTTCTAATATATAAAATATTGCCTTCTATTTCTTTAAAGTATGTTGCTCCCTGGTCATTTTTAGCTTGTTCTAAAATGTCGTCTATTATTTTATCCATAGTAGCATTCGAATAAGTTTTGCTTATAGTAGTTGGCATATCTGCTATTATACAGATTAAATAAGCTTCATTAGCTAAGGATCTTATAGCATCATCCGCTCTCATATTATAAAATTGTTTGACAGAAATTTTATTATTTTTAAGATAATAGCTATAGTCCTGGCAAGTATAGCTCCATATCCATCTTTTTTTAATTGGATGAAATGCAATTCCTCTAAAAATTTCTAAGGAGTCATTAAATAGCTGCACAACTGTTCCAGTAGGAATTTCTTTTATACTATCAAAAGTTAATTGACTCCCCAAGTTATCTGTATCTCCACCCCATGAAACAGTATTGCCATCATTAAAAATATCTTGATTATTAACAATAAGCTTATACACATTATCACCTAACTTTCAATTAAAGCTCCATCATCATCAAATGTATATTTAACTCCATCTATTGTCGCAGATCCACTAAAATACATTGCTCCATCAGAACCAAAATAATACCATTTATTTTTATATTGAATCCATTCATTTCTAGCCATAGCACAACTATCTTTAAAATAATACCAATAACCTCCATCTTGAAGCCAACTATTTTGTTGTGCATAGCCATCTGGCCTAAAATTATACCATTCATTATTTATAAGCTGCCAATTCCCCATATAATAACTTCCATTTGCATCATATACGTACCACCATCCAGTATTATCTTGTTGCCATCCTACTGTGCTAGTTTGCGTAATAATAGTATTATAATCTCGCCATTGCTTAAGATCTAAGCTATATTCATAATCGCCATTTTTCATTATTGAATGCTCAAATTTTTCAACGCTAAAAGAATCATTTACATAATATCCATCAGGAGTACTTATTACCACTCGAATAGGTTCAGCATTAGTTTTAGCATTTTCAATTAAATCGATTATTTCCTTTGCTTTAACTTTACTTTTAGAGAAATAATACTTACTTGCATCTCTTGGAAGCCAATCACTCCAGGAACTTTTAATTAATCCTTTTTTCTCAATAAAGTTATATGGTATATCCCAATAAGTTTCAAACTCCTCATTCTTGCTATCACTAGAAAAGGAAGGTAACTTAGGTGGAATCGTTGGAAATTGTAATACTTTTGTTCTATTATAATCACTAACATAAATATTATAATTACTCATTTATTACCTTCCCTTCTATGAATTAACCATTTGATAATATAATTTGTTAAAAATATGTTGTCCTACTTGGTCTGCAAACTCTTCATTGCCTACCATATTCCCTTGAACTATTACTTGTACAATTATTGGTGTACCACTATTATTCAATATCTTATCTGTTTGACCTGCCGGAATAACTTTCGATCCACTTGGCAGTATTGCCATTTCTCCATTTCCAAACTCATTCATTCTAGTAGGGCCACCAGGCCAATAATGTGTTCCTGTTGCATTCATAGGCGTTCTTGTATACACTGGATCTCCGCTTCCATTTGTTACAGATGTAACTGTTTCTGTTGCTGTTACATTAACTGTAGAGCCATCTAATCCAAGAAACTTCTTAAGTTTTCCCCATGCATTTTCTGCCCATTCACAAATATCTTTAAAGTGTTTTACAACTTCATATATTGCAAATCCTAAACCAGCTATTGCAAGTGTTACAACTCCAATTGGATTTGCATCCATTGCTACATTTAACAGCCATTGTGCTGCTTCCCAGGCACTTGTAGCATTTTGTATTCCCCAAATCATAAGTTCTATTGTTCCCCATGCACTAGTTGCAAATGTTGTAATTCCAATCCAAGTATTAACTCCAACAATAGCTAACTGCCATGCAGCAATTGCTCCAACTATACTATATACAACTGGTTCAATTGTTGGCCAATTGTCATTTACAAAATTAACTACTCCTGTAGCCCCATCAATTATTCCAGAAATAGCATCACTTACAGAATCCCAATTATCAGGTGTTACAGCCGAAAATGATGGTACAACACTATTATAAATAGTGCTTGCCAAATTAGATGCAGAACCTATTAAATCACCAAGCGAAGGCACGATCTTGTCTATAATTGAACCTCCAACGCTTAAAAAAGTATTAGTTACTCCACCTATATCTTCTTTTATTTCAGGAATATTACTTCTAAACCAATTTGCAAAATCATTTAAACGAGGTAGTACAGCATCCGAGATTGGAATTAATACGCTTGTTTGAATATTTCGTTTAATTCCCTCAAATGCACTACCTACATCGCTATATTTTACTTTGTTTATTTGTGCCAAAGCATCATATGTGTTGCTTATTTCTCCATCAACATTTCCTAAGCTTTCAATTACGTTTATACCTAAATCTTCAAATTGCGTGCCAAACAGTTCGACGCCTATTTGGCTTTGTTTTAAAGGGTCTTTCATATTTGATAAAGCTGCAATAACATCCTCAAAAGTATCTTTTGCGCTATCTCCGCCTTGAGCAAATTTAGCTGCTAAATCATCAGCATTAAATCCAAGCTGAGTGAATCCATCTTCTGTTGTTTTACTTCCATCAACAGCTCTTATAGAAAATTCTTTAATTGCATCTCCAACTTTGTCTAAATTAAAAGCACCTTCTTGTGATCCTGCTGAGAATACATTAAACATATCTTCAGCATTTAATCCAAGCTTTTTGAATTGCACACTATATTCATTGATAGAATCTAACATTTCTCCACTAAAATCTAATCCGCCTTGTTTCCCTCGTGCAATTAAATTAAATGCTTCATCACCATCTACTCCAAATTGTTTCATTAAAGTTGATGCTGATCTAACAGATTCATTTACCTCATACCCAAAAGTATCTTTTAATGCTATTGCATTTTCAGTTAGTCCTTTTAAATCATCACCAGTATATCCAGTTTGCTCTCCTACTGCTTTTAATGCTTCGCCTATCTCTTCGAAATTCTCTCCAAAATTATCATTGTATATATCTAGCATGACATTTTTCATTCTATCCATGCCAGTTTCAGCAAGTCCACTAGATGTCATAACTCCATTTAGAGATTTTTGAAGCTCATTTCCGAAAGTAACAGTTTCAACTATACCATCTTTCATACTCTCCCATATATCCATACCAGCACCAAAGCCGATTCCCCTAAGCATAGAGTCTTTAACAATGCTAAAAGCTTCACTAACTGTTTTTTTCATTTTAACAGCCTGATCTTCTGTATCCTTCATACCAGACTTAAATCCTTGAGTATTTTTAGCGACATTCTGAATAGTATCACTAAAATTATCTTTCAAATTTAATATGGTATTAATTACTTTAGATGCCAAATTATCACCCCCATATTAATTTTTTGGTGGTTTAGCATTCATCAATTCCTTTTTATAAATAACATATTCCATTAAAAGCTCTTTTTGAGTTTTAGGTAAACTCCATAAATATTCGAGGGAATGGCCACATTCAAAGAAATAACCTAACCAAAATAATGGTCCTATCTCTCCTTTGCCATTCCCCCTTATTAGTTTTTTAATTTTTCTTTAGTCTTTTTACCATCTCCAAAAGCTTCCTTTATCTTTTTGGCTATTCCAGCTAAATTTTCAACTCCAAAAGCCTTTACTGGTGCATCTAAAGGATCTTTTATTCCCCAAGCTTTATGCAATTCTGGATTTTGTAAAAATGGACAAGAAAAATAAATGAATTCTTTAGACGCATTGGCCAATAATTTATAATCTGTACCGATTATTTCTTCATTTTTATTCATCTTAATTGCATTTGCCTGTGCATCTAAATACTCTAAAAGATTATCTTCTGTAGGTCTTATAAAGGTTATAGGTCCATATCCTTCTATCTCTATATCAGCTTCTTTCCTTATTCCTTCACTTTTCTCTAATCCCTTTTTAATAAAATCCTCTAATGACATTTTGTTCATAATATTCCTCCAAAATTTTATTTTAAAATTGAAAAGATGCTTAATTATAAGCATCTTAATATTAAATAGTTTCAATAGCATCGAAGTCTCCAAAGTTAAACGGAAACTCCTCTTCAATTATTTTTTTAGATTCAAACCCAGCAAGTAAGAATTCAGTTATTACTACTCCCTCTATACTTGCTTTTTCACTTTTTCCTGTTGCTTTATCAGTTAAGCTTGATATTAATTTTATATCTGGCATGACTCCACTTTTATATGCATCAGCACAAATCTTCCATATTGTACTATCAACTTTTTTTACTGTAAGCGTACCTTCTCCTGACCACCCATTATATCTGCTATATGTTGCATTATCTCCACAAAACTCAACCGTTTCAAAATTACCTTTTACTTTAGCTTCAATCTTACTTAAATTGGCTAAAAGCTGTCCATTAAACCACAGATTACCACTGCTGCCTGTCAAAACCTTATTCGCTAATGCTTGATTTCCCATGTTTATCTACCCCCTCTAAGCTAAATTAATTGCAAAGTCTAAATCGACCATGCTTTGTAATATTTTCACATTAGCATTAATAAATAAACTTCTCTTAAATGTATTTTTTCTAACTTGAAGATCTGTCCAATCCTTAGCTTCAGTTGTTCCGGCTTCTATCCATGCTGCTCTTTGTACCTCAACCTTTATATCGCTTTTGTTTTCATATTCCATATCAAGTACATCTAAACTAGCCAATTTCTTGAAATACCCATTAACAGCACTTATAAATAAAATTTGATTATCATATTTATTCTTATATCCACCACCGAGATAATCCTCTTTAAATGTAGTTGAAATATCATCTTGCATAAGATCCATTGCTTCAACTACTTCTATCTCTTTCATATCTTCTGTAGCTGTTTTCCCATCAGTAGTAGTTAAACTATTAATTCCACGTGCAATTCTAACATCGGCACCATCATTAATTAAAATAAACTTACCTGCACCTAGAGCCTCATTTCTATCATCAATCTCTGAAACCTTACTAAGATTTGTACATTTAAAGTAATTACAGCCTTGAGTAATATTACATTTTGCTAAAATTCCAATAAGACTTGGACAATATTTTTCTCCTGTTTGTTCACCCCTGCTATCACTAAAAGTTATCTTTGTATTAACAAAATTAACTATATGCTTTTCATCTGGTGAAGTTACATTGTATACTACCGCTTTATAAGTTCTTTTATTAGCAACTTGCGATTTTATCCAACTTGATAAGGTTGTAAAATCTTCTGTTACACCATCTGCCATTGTTATCCATCCTGTTTTTACATTCTCGATAACAATTTTTAATGCATCAGAAATAGTTGCTGTATTCCCAATTTTCACTACACAAGCCTTATATGGGGCAAATGTAAATATATCTTTTAAATATTGTAAGTTACCTTCTGTGTATAATTCCTTATCAGTGTCTATCTCAGTTATATCGGAATATTCTTTATAATTGAACATTACACTTGTATCATCTTTAACTATTAATATTGCATAACCTCTTTCACTTCTCTCAGGAAGCGAAGCCGCTTTTTGACTGAATGATACATCAATATTTGGCATTGTAACTGTCATATCATCACTCCTATTCTTCTAAATTTAAGTTGAAGTTTAATTCTTCTATTGGTTCTAAGTTAGAATCATCATATATTTCCTCAAGAGAATATAAATCAAAACTGCATTGAAGTACTGTATCAACTACCTCACATTCAACTTCTCCATCTTCAACAAGTGGCATATAGAAAGTATCAGTAACCTTTACATCTTCTAAAAATGTATTTTCCAATATATCTTGCATTTCTATGTTGTCATTTCTATATCTATCCTTATTTTCAGCATAAAAATAAACCCTAACTGTTAGAGTTCTTTCTTTCAAATTACTATTAGACTTTCCAGTTCTAGAATTGTCAAAGATTAGTCTTATAGATGGCCTTGGCATTCCATCTGTAAAATCTATTGCTGTAGGTTTAACTCCTTCAAATTTAGTACCTTTTAGTGCATTAATAATAGTATTATTAATTGCTGTTCTTATTTCATTCAACGTTACCATATAAACTTAACCTTTCAACTTATTTACTAATAAAGTCTTTACTATTTCTTCTACAAATTCTTCATTATCTTTAAAATATTGTTCTTCAAATTCTTTCTGAGTATCTTCGAAAATATGTTTTCCATCTACCCAACCAACTTCTTTCCCATCTTTAGTTACTTGCCTATGACCTTTCTCTATTAAATGTGCATGTGGAGCTGTAGAATAAGTTCTTATAGATAGGTTACCATTATAATAATAAACCTTTCCTCGTTTAATAGATTTAAAGTATTTACCTGTTTCCTTCTTTACCTTTTGTCTTGCCTTTTTAGATGTGTTTTTTCTTAACTTAGTACCTTCTTTTCTAATAAATTTCTTAGATTCTTTAGGCATTGTATCATTAGCAACCTCTAACATTTGCTTTTGAAATGAATCTAACTCTTTAAAATTAAAGCCATCATCCATCTTCTTGCACCCCCAAGTCCTTTGGGCTTTGTATAACTAACGTACACATAATCTCTATAGCATCTTTATATTTGTAATTTGGCTGAAAGAAATTAATATCATACTTTAATCCTTTATACATAAAATACATATCATTAGATAAATTAGGTATAGATTTATCTCTAACAGTAATTTTATGAGTTATTTTTGCATAAATAGTATCACCTTGGCCAGTTGCCAAACTTCCACCTGTAGGAATTATTTCACTCCAAACAGATTTTATCTTATCAAAATGATAATCTTCTTCATGAAATTCATTTTCGAATTTAATTTTTCCATAAACATCTATTCTATTATTTAATCTATCAGCTAGCTTATCCATCTAATCCCCCTAAGTTTTCTTGAAGTTTTATACTCAAATAAACACTATCATTATTATCATCTCTACTATCATATAAAGTTTTAATAGCCTTTAATAATAATAACTTATGTGATGGGTTTTCATCACTATATTCTGCAAATCCATCTGTAATATACTTCTTTCCAACTTCAATGAATAGCTTAATTAATTCATCATCATCATCAAAATCTACTCTTAAAAAACTCTTTATTGTTGATAAATCCATATTACCTCCCCCTGAAGGAAGGGCATTAAGCCCTAAAATTAAGCTGATGCTCCAACTGCTAATTCTCCATATATATAACACTTATCAGAGCTATCACATTGTACTACATCAATAAATTCAATAAGTCTCGCAATAGTAGTATTACTCATAAATCCTGCTTCACTTGAAGTTGCAAATGCTATTTGACCATTTAAATCTACAAAACATACTGCACAACTTAAATTTCCATAAATAATAGGAGCTTTACCACTCGCAGTTGGCAACATTGTATTAGAATAAACTACTACTGGGTAACCTTTAAACAAATTTTGAGTTGGATTTGCTGGATTTGGCTGTAATATTGGTCTTCCAAAAGAATCTAAAGCAGCATCAAGAACGTCAAATCCATCTTGATTAGTAACTATAACAGTTCCAAATAATACTCCTGGATCTAAATCTTTATTTATAGATGATTTTAATGCCTTCCAATCAGCAATAGTTTTTACTGTCTTATTAGATTTTAACGCTGCTAAACCCATAGTATTTTCTGTCACAACAGCTTTTCTTGCAAATACATCTACTACATAATTAATTAAAGCGTTGTCTGTTAGAGATAATAGTGTATTTGATAATTTTATGAATGCCGCCTTTTCTTGTAATGAGAATTTTACATTTTTAAATTTGATTTCATCCTCATCTTCTCCATCTGTACCATCAGCAAAATCTACTAATCCTGATACAGTCTCAAAGTTTTCAACCGGGAAAGATCCTGTCAATGCTCCAACAGGCATGTACCCCAATACATCTCTTAAAGATTTATATTGTCTTATCTTCTTTTGAATTAAAGTTCTTATATCCTGAGGTAATATATAGCCTTCTCCATTTGTACCTTCTGGAGTGGTTGTAGTTGGTAATATCAATGCATTTTCAGCTTCTGTTAGCTTTTTACCTGTAACCTTCTTTATCATTGCTCTTATCATATTTGCATTTTCTTTTGTTTTATTTTTAGAATCTTTTGCTGAGCCTTCTTCTGACTCTTTTTCTGCTTCTGCTTGTGCAGCTAATATTGCTTCTTCTTCTTGCTCAAGTTCCTCTTGAACTTCAATAGCAGCTTTTAATGTTCTAACCTCTTCCATCTTGTTTTTAGCATCTTCAACTTTGTTATTATCTAATAACACTTGAGCCTCATTCTTTAATTTTTCTAAGCTATTTTTCATTGCTATACTTTTTTTCATTTAATACACTTCCTTATCTGAAATTTTTAGTACAAAAAAACTACATATCAAGCAACTCAAGCTCAATTTGTAGTTTATTTTTTAACTCACTATCTAGTTTTAGGTGTTCGTCACGATCACCTTTTTGAATTTTATCTTTTATTTCCTCTGGTATGTTTCTATAGTTTTTAAAATTATTAAAATCTATTTTGGCAACTGCTTTGTTTTCTTCAATTACCTTAACATTAAAATATTTCTCAGCTTCATTTGCTGGTAACCAAGTCTCTTTATCCATTAAATCTTTTATAGTTTCTATATCAATGCCATCTTTTAGCTTAGTTTTATATACATTTTCAATTCCTATTTGAATAGTGTCTAAATCATCAGCCATTTTTCTCATATCTGTTGAATTTCCCCATACTATGTTGCTTGGTTTATGAATCATCAGGTATGAATTGTTTGGCATTATTATTTCATCAGCTGCCATGCAAATAACACTAGCTATTGATGCTGCCATCCCATCTATATGACATTTTTTCTTTCCAGTTGCTCTATTTAACATATTATATATAGCAAGTCCAGCAAATACAGAACCTCCACCACTATTTATATAAATATTTAAATCTTTTCCTTGTGCTTCATTAAGTGCTTCAACCACATCTTGTGGGCAAGTATCTGTATCACACCACTTTTCCCACTCATCGCCAACTATATCTCCATAAAAATATATATCTGCACTAGTATCTGTTGAATTTTTAACTTTTATATAAATTTTAATAACTAACTGCTAATATCTTACGGGGTAAACCTACTGTATAAAATAACAAAGCTTTTTTAATTTACCCTTGTCCAAATTTAATACATCTAAATGTGACTTAACTTGTTGAATTAACTGAGAAAAAACTTCAAATACAGTATTATGAATTACAGCTTGGCGTAAATTTTTCCAAAGGTGCTCAATTGCATTTAACTCAGAACAATATGGTGGAAGGTATAAAAAAGAAATATTTTCTATACCTTTTAAGAAATCATCTATACCTTTAAAATGATGATATCTAGCATTGTCCGCAATCAATATAACCTTTTTATTTTGATAATTTTCAGAGACCGTATTTTAAAAAAGACTTAAAATTATCTGAATTTCCTTTATCAGAAATTTGATAGATAAGATCACCGGTCTCAGGGTTAGTAGCACCAAATACAACAGCTCTTTTTCTTGTGCCACCTGGTAAAGTTTTAACTATAGGCTGAACTCCGACTTTAGTCCAAACGGCAGTCGCAGACGGCTCTGATGTTACAATAGCTTCATCTTCATAGAGAATTACAGTATTTTCGTCTTTTGATATTATCAAATTCGATAGTTCTTCTCTAAAATTAGTTAAAGTTTCTTTATCAATTTTATTACTTAATCTTTTAGCTCTAGTTTTTGAGTAGTTAAGTCTAGAAAATATATTATAAGCTGTACCAAGTGAAATTTTTTTATTGAAGTTTAAACTTACCCAATTGACAAGAAGTTCACCAGTCCAATTATTATAATTGAGCCCGGAATTATAGGGTGATTCTTTTAAAATATTATCAACAATAGCGAGTTCATCGGATGTTAAAATTGTTTTCTTTGGAGGGTGTTCTAAATCTTTCAAGCCCTCTAATCCAAATTTATTATATCTATGAATAGTCGTTCTAATTGTAGCATCAGATTGTTTTAAAAGAAGAGAAATTTCAACACTAGATTTACCTTCAAATAAATGCAAGATAGTTAATAATCTAGTTTTAATTTTGGAATTTTTCTCACTTGTATATAACGCTTTTATAGTTTCATATGATGCATGCTTTGTATTAACAGTTAATCTTTTTCTCATATGGGCCTCCTGCTTAAATATTTGATATTTTAGTATGTCCATATATGAGAAATTTAAATAGCAACCTGTAATTAAAATTTATATAGATAACTTAACCTACTCACTATTACCGCCACCTTTGTCGTATTGTTTTCCTAAATCTTTTAAGAAAATACTTGCGCCATTACCTACAATTAACTGATCTGTTCCCTCTATATAAGATAAATTTTCTTTTTTTCTTACTTCAGCTATAGTCATATAAGAATTATTTATGCCTGCAACATAAGATGCTGTCCTACTAGCTAAATCGCTTCTTAAAATGCTATCAACATTAAACTGCCAGTAATAACCTTCCTTATCTTGCTCATCCTCAGTAAGTAATTTATAATCCATTTCCTGCTCATAAGTAGTCAAAGTATTTTGCAACGTATCACTATAGAATGCTTTATTCTGTTGCTCTATGTTATTGTAAGTGCTTTTCTCCATATCATTAAGCTGAAATCCCTTGACTCCAAATGCATTAGCAATATGTCTTGTTGTTAGCCCTTGTAATTGAAAGAACTGACTATTGACTAGTTTAGTTTCTAATTGTTCAACCTTAAAATCGGTTGGAATAGGTACAACCTTACCAGCATTTTTAGCTCCACCCATATCAGCGAATTTCTTTTTGATTTTCTGTTGTTTTGCATCATTCAAATCACCAATATATTGAACAATTATCGGGTCCATTAATCCATTTTTATATCTGTCTTTTAAGATCTTATTGGAATATTGCTCATTTGCTATTACATCAGCAATATATTTTTTAATGCTCGTGCCTTTCAACCCATCCATGCTGAAGTTTTTAAAATGCACTATATTATCACTTGTATATAGTAATTCTCCTTTTTTACTATCTGAATATAAATAATAAACTGCATTTTTCTTATCTAATATTCCTGTATTATCTACTATAATTTGAACTCTTGTACTGTCTAACAAATATAAAGCAGTTATATTCCCCTTAATATCATTTCCCATTACCCAAAATGAATTACCATGCTCTAATCTTTGGAATTCTGTTGCCCACAAAAAATCATGTGCGTTAGTAAATGGATTTGGTCTTTTCTTTAAAAGCTTATATAAGTTATGGTCAACTGCCTTATTTGCACCTTTTTCAGTTTCTTGCATTAACTTAATTGGTAATTTTGCAATTGCATTGCATCTTATTTGCATACATGCATAATACGATGCACTTGTTAATTTAGAGTTAGAAATTTCTTCTATGCTTGTATGAAAAAAGCTTTCTAACTGTTCTAGCGTTGGATTAGTTCCTATTGTTTCAACTTCAGATGTTGATTGATTTTTAAAAGTATTCTTTATTTTACTTATAACTCCCATTTGCTTTATCACCTCCTTACCATTCATCTTTCTCTAGCCACTCATCTGTATCAGTTATATCTATAAATTCATGATATAGTGCTAATTTAAAGGCACATAATAAAGCATCAACTGGGTCAATTCTTTTTGTTGTAGCATCTTTATCAATTTTTATAAGACCATTATTAGTTTTTATTACTGCATTACTCATTGCGTAATTTAATAATGGATTATTAGTATAGATAACATTTCCACAATAAATCTGCTCTCTAAATCCTTGTGTAGATTCATTCAAGGATTTATGACTTTGGAATACTTCTTCAACTACATACCCCTCATTGCTTAAATCAATCATCATTTTACTTGCATTTGCTGGATCAAAACATAATGTTTCTATTCTCCAGTTATTTTTCTTACAAGTTTCTAATACATAATCCATAACTTGTTGCTGATCTACTATTTCAGTATTAGTTATAGTTAAATAACCAGACCTTTCCCATGAATCATAAGGAACTTTATCTACTGCCATCCTTTCCCTTAGTTTTGTTCGATTAGGTATAAAAGAATGACTAAAACAAACGTATTTTACTATTTTCTTACCACTAGAATCTAACTCATCACTTAAAATAGGTATAATAAAAGCCACCGAAGTTAAATCTATCTTCGCTGACATATCAAATCCAACATATACTACCCTATTTCTTAGATCATAAGGTATCTCTTTTACTTCGCATTTCTTCCATTTAGCCATATTCATATAGCCATTTTCCTTGGCTTGCACCCATTTATTAAGGCATTTTGTTAGAAATGCAATCATCTTTTCAGGAATTTCTTTGGCGATTTTATACTCTCCACGTATTTTTTTAATACCTGCATCATATGTCATTCTAATTGGATTCGCTTTTTTCCAACTTTCCTCATCCTCAATGTCATCATCTTCATCTATTTCACATATATCAATAAAATATTCTTCATTATCAATATCGACATTCGGATCTAGTATCTTCGAGCAATAAGTATACTCTTGAGTAAAACATGGGTAAGTTAAATCAACTCCAGCAGTAGTAATAATCATTAATAGACTTTCTTTAGTATTACCGCCTAACCCTAGGTCATAAAACTCAGTTGTCTTGTGCTGATGATATTCATCTAATACCAGTAAAGCTGGATTGCTTCCATCCCCTTCCTTACCGTCTTGTTTGTTAAGCGGTTTTAAGCTGCTAGTAGTTTTTACATGCTGTATACTGTTCTTTGTTATTTTAAATTTGCCTCTTAGTGGAGACCCTTTTAACATATTCTTGCACTCATTGAATATAACTTCTGATTGTTCTCTTTTTACTCCAGCACAATAACACTCATAAATTTCCTTATTCTTAGTGGCCCTCGTAGACATTTCATAGAGTGTTACTCCAGCTTCCATTTGTGACTTAGCATTTTTTCTAGCCACTTCTATAAAAGATTTTGTAAATCTCCTTAAATACGTTTCTTTATGCTCCCATCCATAAATCTGACATAAGCAAAACTTTTGCCACGTATTTAAAGTTATAAATTGACCTGCTAATACACCTTTGCTATGCTTTAGATATCCAAACCATTTAACAATCTTATTAGCTTCTTCTTCATTCCAATAATACTCAAATGGTGTACTTAATATATTTAATTCAGAATTTTTTATATCATTTAAAAATCTTAGACATGCCCATTTATGCTTTTGACCACTTGGGATTATATTATTTAAACAATCATTAGAATATTTAATTAACTCTTCTTTAATAGTCACTAAATATCACCGAACTCGTCTGTAATATCTTCTTGCTGCTTATTAGTTTTAACTGTAGCAACTTTTAATCTACTATCAATAGTCATCCCACAAAGTGAAGCAAACTTTCTCATTTCTTCTGCATAATTTTTTTGAATTTTTATTAATGGATTTTCAACTGTTATAATACCTGACTTTGTCATTTTCTTTGATATTAGGGGCTTATCCTGCAATTCAGCTGTTGCTTTTAAATATAACGAATATGAATTACAATATCCACCTAAATTATTCAAATCTAGATTTCCAAGTATATCAATTTTATCAATCTCCTTAACAACTCTTCTAAATTCTTTTTTTGCAATATCATCGATAAGCCAAGAAGGTGCTTTTTTCAATTGCTCTTTCCCTAATACCAGCATTTCTTCTTGCTGTTCCTTCTGGATTTTTTCCTCATTAGTTAAATGCTTCTTTTGCATTTCTAATGACTTCCTTCCCCTTGGCATTTTTTACACCTTCTTTCCTTTTAAATTTTACTTTTTTAATTTTTTATTGGGATTTTTGCGGAATGAAAGCTGGGGGTGCGGTCTAGAAATTTATCTTAAAAACATTTCGGGCATCCCCCTATGCTATTATTCCTCTATATCAAATTCTTTTTTAAATCTATCTACTAACTCATTTAATTCATTAATAACCTCATTATATTCACCACTCTCCATCCTATTATGGATAACTCTATGATTACTTTCCGTCAGATATATAAGATTATCTAGAGCAAATCTCTTTTCCCATTCTCTTTTAATAGGCACAATATGATGGACTGTTTGACCATACTCTAATTTATTTGAGACATAATAACTATAAATATCAATATATTCATATAACTCTTTTGCTTTATCTTTGATCTTATTCCACTGATCACTTGAGTAGAATTTCTTCTCTTTGCTATTAATTTTGTCTTTATCATATTCTTTATATCTCTTTTGAGAGCAGTTACATTTAGATCCTGTTTGTATTCTCTTACCACACCTACTGCATCTTTTACATATCATCACTCATTCCATTCTTTCATAAGTTTTTTTCTCTCATCTGCTTCCTCTTTCTTAAGCTCCAATAATGCTTTATCTATTTCGGCTCTTGTAGGGTTATCCTTCCATCGTCCTTGCTTTCTATTGATTAGCCAGAACTTAATTGCCTGAACATCTGCTGGTATCTCTTTTGTTACTTCAACTGTACCTAAGTTTTCTTTCTGACATTTGTTGCCTCTATCGTCATAATAAATGTCTTTTAATTTAACTGCTACAGTCTCTTTGACTTCATATCCAGTAGCCTTTTTATATAATGCATTTTCAACTTTGAAATCAGCCTGATTTTTGCCCCTTTTTAAACTTTCTAAAATGTCTAAATGATCTCTTTTATAGTTCTCTAAGGTCGCTCTACTTATGCCTAAATTATAAGCGATTTGCGTTTCAGATAATCCCATAGACGCCCATAATTCAACGTCTGCCAGTTTTTCTTTAACTTCATTCCATTTGCTTTTTGCCATGTGAAAACACCTCCTTTCTATTTAGACAATCATGATTTTAAATGCCTTGATTTTCGGTGTATTTCCCAACTTTTAAAACCTCACCTTTTTTTATATTTTTTATGGTCTACTGCAAATGTAGTTAAAGCATTGATAATACTAGCCTTATATCTATTTTTCTATTTATCAGTTAATAGGTAATAACATGGAGGATTACTGATATCTTTTTTAAGGTACATATATTAGTAATAATTTTTTAAAACTATATAAAATAAGTACCAGTTTATTTTTTACGCATTATATATCTTCATCAGCAATTTTAGCTGCATCCTCTTTCATCTTTTCTTTAATACCTAGGTACCGTTTTGTTTCTTCTATTGATTGATGATTTAATGCAATTCTAACTTTTTCTAAATCTCCACCAGATCTCTCATATATTCTTGTAGCATAAGTTTTTCTAGGACTATGACCACTTATATGTTTTAGTCCAATAACTTTTCCAACCTCAGTAAGTATTAAGCTATATGATTTTTGTTCTATTGGTTCAATGCCACTTTTAGATTTATTTGAAGGAAAAGCATATTCTGCTCTTTTTTTACCTTTGATATAGTCTCTTAAATATTTCTCTAAATTGTTGCCAATATATACTTTTCGCTTTTCAGGCTTCTTTCGGTTAGGATATCTATTTAAATTAGCGATCCATTGATTGTATTGTTTTGATTCCTGAATTAAAAAATATCCATTTTCTAGCGCATCTTTTATTTCTCCTATTGTAAGTTGAACTAAATCTTGCATTCTATAGCCTGTAGCTCTAGCCAATATAAATAATATTAAATTTCTTTCAGAATACCTTTTACTATATTCAATTAAAGCTTCCTTAAATCTCTCATACTTATTTTGTGGTATTGGTGCTGCTGTACCTTTTTCCCAATCTCTTACTCGTTCCATCTTATTTCACCTGCTTTATCGCTCCTTTGTGTCTTGTATATGAACTGTGAGACATTAACTCTCTTATATCACGTTCACTTAATTTCTCGCTTTTCTTTTTATTATTCATTTCCATAAGCTTTTTATAATTTCCAATATCAGTTTCTCTCAAAACATCTTTTACCCTCATAAACTCCCTCCTAAAATCCAATTAAAAAGAGCTGCTATATTATTTTCTAATATAACAACTCTTTATTTTCATTAACCAACCTTTTAGGTGTATCCCATGTAACAATTGGAGCAACTTCTCTGTTAATTACCAAATCTCCATCAGGTTTAGTTTTATATATTGATCTATTCTTTTTTATAAATGTACTATCACCCATGTATTTATTAGCTTCATAATTCGTAGCCTTTATACTTTCACGTCTTTGAACAACTGCTATATCATGTTTATGTTTCAAATGACTAAAGTTTCTTTGGATGTACTTTCTAACTGCTTCAACTTTTTTCCCTAACTTCTTAGCGATTTGATTTGCATCATATCCCTTTAAATACAATTCTTTTATTGGATTTTTATCCGCTTTAGCTTCCAAAAGCTCCACCACCTTAAAAATGAATATAGTTCACCCAAACCATAAGACTGGACATTCCTTACTTTTATAAAAGTAAAATGAGAAATATGAACTTGTATTTTGTGTTTATTACTTATTTATGTACATATATTATCATAAATTTTGGGACATTTGTGGGACATTTTTAAGACATTTTCGGGACACTTTTAGGACATTCTATAAAAAAATAAGGATGCATTTGCACCCTATAATACTATCTTTTTAGCAGCTCTATTTAAAATTCTATTTAACTGCCTTTCTGTTCTATCAATTTCATTAGCGGCTTTTTTCTTATCTTTACAATCTATTAAAACTAATTTTATAACCTTATATTCTTTTTCAGGCAATAAATTTAACATATTATCAATTCTTTTATTTTCATTTTTTAATCTATTAATTTCCTTAGTTAAATTTTCTATTCTTATGTCACTTTCATCTGATCCACTTAGTCTTAAGTTTTCAATTTCAATTTCTAAATTATCAATCTTACATTTTCTTTCTCTATAGATATTAAATATACTTTTAATTTCTGCCATTTTTATCACCTATCCTTTATAAAATATGGTATAATTTAGATAGGTTGATTAGAGAACTAACGTTCCAAGGTCTATTCTCTAATTGAGGTAGGTGTTCGTGATGAACACCTTTATTTTAGTATTACTAATGAAAAATAACCTTTCTAGTAATAATTCCTGCCTTGTTTAGATTATCATATATACTCTTTAATTCCTGCTTGTACCAATCCAAATAAGGATTTCTCAATGCACTATCTTCTCTATTATCACAACACCACCAATCAGCAACTTTTAACACTTCAGTTCTATGCTTTAGTACAAGTGGTTCTGGATATTCAAATAATTTCTTTATAATATACACAAAAGTCTTTCCAGTACATCTCCCAGTCATCCTCATATCTATCAACATTGGCTCATTTAAAAGATACTTACGTTGCCATTTATAAAATTTTATATTTAAAGCTTTTTCTATTTCCTTTATTAGCTCTTCACTCATTATATCCATAAATTAATTACTCCTTTCTACATACTGTTTTAGTATTACGCATTAGTTTTCAAACTCTGTTTATAAGCTTTATAGTAAAATAAATTGTCTACGCATATTCCTATAGTTATTAATATAAACGCTATATTTACTGGTATTGATACTACAAAACTAATTCCAAATCCTAATAAACTACTAAAATTACTTATAATAGTCGAATTGTTATCAAATTGCTCTCTTATAGTTTCTGAATTATATCTCATTGCTCGTAACTTATTATTACCGCAAATAATATTCTTACTAATTAATGCAAACAAAAATGTATCTAACAAATAATAAGCTACATTGCTTATTGAGCTTGTACATATTAATATTCCTATAATCGAGTATGCTATACCTTCTAATAATAATAGCTGTCCATATATTCTATATAAGTTCTTATGCTTATTCCATATGATAGGGAATAACACTCCAGCTAAACACATTATTATTGAATTAAAAGCTATCATCTTTTCTCCAACATCTTTAATTATAGTAAAATGTACTACTGGATAAGCTATTGAATAAAATAAATTACTCAGAAAATTTGCTACTAATAATTCATCTTTTATAAATTGTTTGATATAATCACCCCCTAGTTAGTGCATTCTTTCTACACTTTGTGCATTATTTACTCTTCATTAATTGTTCAATTCTTTTATTAATATCCTCCCATTTCTTACGTTTCTTTCTATCAGCTTCAATAATATCTATAATTTCTTTTCTATTTTTGGCTTTTGTTATATCTCCAGTATCAATTTTATTTTTTTTCTCTAATCTATTTAATAATGCTGTAATTAAATAATGTCTAGCTGTTGAAATTCCACCATCTTTACTAATACAAAAATAAGCATTATTGCTGATAATACAGTCAACTAATTCTTCTTTGGTCATTTCATTTAATAGTTTTCTAACCTCAATGTTTTTAGCACTCATTCCTTTTACTCCTTAACTCTACACTTTACGCATTATTACAATCAATTTTTATATTTATACCAATTATGATTTTTCTTTAATATCTCTAAATTTTTATTATGAATTGATACGTCTTTTTCAGTGGCTTGTCTTAATTCCTCTATATTTTCCTTAGTGATTGTTAATAGAATATCGTCACAATCTTCACTGACTGCATAACATATGAAATAATCATAATCTTCATAGAATTCATTTTTACCAAAGGTTTCATGCATTACTTTAAAGAATTTCTCCATTTGATCTAATTGAATAGGTCTTAATACCAAAAATTCATTTGAATTTTCTTGTAGCTCAATAACTGCTATCTCTAATCCAGCTACTAAGTTCCAATCATCTATAGCATTTTCTTTTACTTTAGCAATTAATTGTTTTATCATGATCTCCCTCCATATATATTTTTTGCTTATAGCTCTTTATAAAATTTATCACTTACTGATCTTCCAAGAATTAATTCTAGTCCTTGCTTACTTAGCCAAAAGTAAATACATTCATCATTATTTGGATGATTAGTACCTTTTTCAGCAAAGCCTTTTTCAACTAATTCATTCCAATCCTTATCTTTTTCCTGAGTAAAAAAATAATTTCTATATGGTTTATTTTTTCTTCCTATACCAATACAATGTCTCATTATATCTAATTGATATTGAGTTACATATTCTAATAAATTTTTGACTTCCGTATTTTCTCTATTGTATAAAGAGCAATATCCCTTTTGGCATCTATAAAATGCAACTGGTTCTTCATCTTCCTTAACTGGTTGCCTTATTCTTTTACACCTTGACGCTGATAACCATTTATCAGCATATTTTTTATAACTTCCACCATCTAACATAGGCAGACCAGTTTTCTTGCATGATGCTGCTGTATAAAATCCATATCCGTTTGCTACTAGCAAATCTTTTATATTATTACTCATAATTGTTACTCCTTCCCCTATACTTCCTTTCGTTTGCACCTGGAACACAACCCCATATTTGCATGATAATCTATACTAGAAATTGTAGCTCCGCATAAATAACATTCTTCATTATCTTCCTCGTCTTTATTAGATATATATCCCAATTCCTTGAGTTCTTTTTTTAAAGCTTCTCTTATATCCAGACCATGCTCTTCTATTCTTTTAATTGCTTTTGGAACTATTATGTCTACAATATCCTTAATAACTCCCATTAAATCACCTTCTCATCAATTTTAGTAACATACCACATATCAAATATTTCTTTTTCTTCAATGCAGTAATATATTTGCCATGTTCCTATTACTGGATTAAAGAATTTTAATCTATCTTTCTTCTCCACCTTCTCAACCTTATAACTTGCTCCAGTGATCTTACTTGTTATAATAATATCTTTATTGTCTATAACCTTTTCCCAGGCTGACAAGAATGTAAATTCAACTGATCTATTTATTTCAATCATATTTCACCTATTTTTATCAAGGGGATCTCTCCCCTTATATTTTTTTTGCAGTAACCGTAACATTAGCAATTGTAATCCCTGCTGCTAACACTCCTAGTCCTGCAAGTATTAACTTACTATATCTTTCAAATTCTTATAAAAGACTTGCTTTTCTTCTTCTGATAAACCTTTAGTAAATTCTTCAAAGATCTCTTTTAAGTCCTTATCAGGCTTTTCAAAATACGCTTTAACAATCTTTTCTGTTTTCTCATTAAGTTTGTCCATCAATAACACCTCTTTTATAATTACTTATCCCATCCTAGTAATCTCTTTTCTAATGAATCATAGTCATATTCTCTTGCCTCAAAGTTATTAAATCTCAGCGGTTTCACAATATTATCATTTTTAACTCTTGCCTTAGATTCATCTCTGCCTTTTGTTTGCCAGTTCTGTAATATCCCCGAAAGATAACCATAATTATTTATTTTTCCACGTTTTACGCATTCAGTAGCTGCTTCCATCATCCAGTTAGCTCCAAAAACTTTAATATCTGCATCTATAAATTCTTTTAACTTGGCACTACCTATAAAACCACATTTTTGAAAATGAGCATAAATATTAATCATATCTTTTTCATCGACTACAACAAACGACTCATTGTTATTGGTTATAGTGTTAGGATATTGGTTATTGGATTTAGGATTATGGTTATAGGTTATTGGATTATGGTTTTGTCCACTTATCGGTAACGTATCGTCAAACTCTACTGTTTGAGCCATTCCTTCAAAATTTATTTTTTTATCAGACACGTTATACGTATCGTTATTTATTTCATTCTGATTGGTATACGTATCGTCTAACGACACGTTGTTTATTGCAGATAAATATTCCTCTATAAGTTGTTTAATAGATGCATTTTTTACATTAGTTACAATTTCTTTTATAAGGGTTTTATCAACTACATTCCCCAAGTCTTTTTTTATACAATCTATCATAGGCTTCCCACCCTTATTTAAATTGTATTTACCATAATTTTTAATGCATATTTCTTTAGTTTCGTCATTGTACACTACTAACTTATGAGTATTAATAAACCTTGTCATAAGGCTATTTATAGACTCTATACTGTATCCTAAATCAAAAGCCATTTGTTTCTTCACTATTCTATAAATACCTATCATGTTAGTACAAGGATTAGTAAGAAGATATAAATAAAAATATTTATCCTCTGGTGTCATATCTTCCATTACTTTAGGATCATTCCAAAATTCTGTATAAACTATTCTAAATGCCATAAATTTCACTCCTTAATTATTTTGACTGAAAAGCCCTATCTTTCTCTTAAACCATATATATACTCCATCTGATATCTTATATAAAATCTTGGGGTTAATAGGCTTCCCAAAATCAATTTCTATAGATATTTCATCCACTTTATCAAAGCATTTAACTTGTATTGCTAAATAAGATTCCTTATAGTCCTCAATACTAATTGATAAAATATTATCTTTCGATATACTGCATTGTTTTATATAAAACATGCCTTTAATATAATCATTTGAAATAATAAGCCTAGGATGTTCAAACTCTTTTAAGGCTCTTTGAAACTTACAAATAATATCTTCCTCTTTAACTTCTTTAGATGCAGTTGGATACATTTCTTGAAGTAAATCCTTATCCAATTTGCTTTCAATAGGCTGTTTTATGCCTTGTACCAAAACTTCGATTTCCTCTTTAGATTCCTTTGCATTTAAATCTTTAATTTCCTCATGAATAACTTTCTGTTCAGATTCTGATAAACTACTTAATGTATGTGCTTGAGTGAGTGTTATTTCCTCCTTATCAAGCTTTTCTTTAAGATCTGGTATTAAATCCTTATCTACTTTCTTATAGCGCCCAACTTGGACGCCTGAAAGTCCTAAATCTTTTCCTATAAGATCTCTTGTCTTTCCTTGAAGCTTTTCTCCGTTATTTCTCTTTTGCTTATAAATGGCTTCAAGCCTTTTAATACCTTCCATTTTTTCGCTTGGTGTCAATTCTCTTTGCTCTGCATTTGCTTGTATTAGCATAAGCTCTGCATCTAAATCACTGAGGTTTTCTTTAACCTGACATGGTATTTTTTCATACCCAAGGCTTTTTAATGCTCTATATCTTCTTTCTCCTGAAAGAATTTCATACTTTGTAGGGGAATTAGAAATTTTTCTTACAACCAAATTATGCATAAGACCATTTTCTTTAATAGATTCTGCAAGCTCTTCTATTTCTCTAATGCCATAAAAATTTCTTTGCGATGGAACTAGACTATTTATATCTAGCTCCTGTGTAAATCCTTTATTCTCTACTCCGTTTATCCTATCTGCTATACCTTTTAAATAAGACATTGCTGCATTTCCTCCACAAAACTTTTGTAGTCCTTAGATGCATTTGCTCTGATATTAAAATAGACCACTGGAGTAGAATTAAAAGTACTCTTAATTACATCAACATTATCTCTTATAGTTTGTTTAAATAGCATATCCCCTAGTTCTTCTTTAAGCTCTTGCTTTATTTCTCTGTTGATTGTTGTAGATCTATCCATTGTTACCAAAATCCCCAACAATTTTAATTCATCGTTAAATTCTTCTTTAACGCCTTGAATGCTACCCATTAGATATTCAAACCCATCTAGTGCAAATTTATCTATTTTCAAAGGAACAACGACATATTTACTAGCAGCCAATGTATTAATAGACAACATTCCTAAACTAGGAGGACAGTCTATTAAGATATAATCAAATGAATCTTCCTTCTTACTATTGAGCCACTTTTTAAGCCTTGTTTCTCTTGCTTTCTTAGTATCTGCAAGTATTTCAGCTTCACTCATAATCAAATTTATGTTTGCAGGAACAATCCAAAGATTTTTATATATAGTTCCTTGTATTGGAACATCTTCACCAGCAAGCAATTCATATGTCCCCTTAGTATTAGGATTGTACACATTTAAGTACTTTGTAGCATTGCTTTGAGGATCAAGATCTATAATTAAAACTTTCTTCCCTTGTCTTCCTAACTCTGCTGCTACATTTACACATGAAGTTGTTTTAGCAACTCCACCTTTTATATTTAAAAAACTTATAATTTTCATCTATTTACATCTCCAATCAAATAATTTATAATGGAGATACGGAGTAGTGATCCGTATCTCAAACATTGGTGAACCTTTATGTAAGGTTCTTTTTTTATTAGTACCATTGTCTCCCCTCATGTGTTACGTGAAGCCAAACTTTACTCTTACCTTCTAAAAATGCAAATCTTAAATATTCTTTTCTATAATGCTCTGTTTGAACTAAATCTTTATATTCTTTACGTACATACTTATGTAACTGTCTTTTCTTCCCATCAGCTTTAATTACATTGATTACATTACATACACTTACTACACATTCTTCATCATCTGGATCTTGTGCTACATGATCTATATCTTCAACATAATTAATTGCCTTTGGAGTAGTAATCATTCTTGCGTCTATACCCCTAGCATTAAAATAATTAACGATGAAATTCTTAAAAATCACTTTATTCTCTTCTGTTAAATCCTCGTACCCTTTAACTTGTAAAGCATCAATGCCATGACAATTTTTTAAATCCTCTAAGCAAGTGAGCTTATAATCATTTAATCCATTTTCTTGATATATTTTTTCAACTTCGCTTCTCTTCATTTCTAACACTCCTTACACAATTTACACTTTGAATAATTCCCACAACAAAACCTAATTAAATGAACTTTTCTACTCTTTTTATCCACAATTTTGCTACGCAATTTATGGCTATTGTGGATAAAGTGAGGACATTTAATTTTGCACATTTTTCTCTTTCCTTTCTTCTGCTAATTTTTCCATAATGCATTTTGCTTCAATTTCAACTATTGGTGCGTAAAATTCTTTATCAGTCATGTCTAAAACTTCAATTATTTCTCGACTTAAGCATTTACCTGTTTTTCTATCGTAAGTACTTCTTAAAACTCCTACCATATTTCATCCCCCACATCTATTCAATTTCTAATTTTTCTAGAGCTATAACTAATTCATTTGTACATCCCGATAATTTTTTCAAATTATTAATTATATACTCTACTGTTGGCTTTTCATCTTCCGTTATTACTCCATCTTCCACAACATCCATCAACATTGTCGCCATTTTCTCACCAGGTTTTAATAAATTAAATATACTAACTGAAAGTTTATATATATTTTTTATATTCTCTTGGCTTATTGGGCTAATGGTTAACTTTCCAATTTGACATTCATTACAGCAGTAATAATTTAATAATTCTGGAGCATTATAAATATCAGCCATCTTGCAAACAATATCTACTGGTATTGGTCTTCCTAACTCATAATTAAGCAAAGAATCTCTACTTATACATAAAGCCTCACTAGCTCCCTCCATATTTTTAAACTTATCCTCATGTTCTGCGGCTTGTTTTCTTGCCGATCTATATGCAGAATCTTTATTTTTACTCTTTTCCATTTATTTCTCCTTTCTCACTATTAAGTATTGGAATAATATTACATGTTTATATTCAAAAATTGGACTAGCCTTCTATGTTGTATCCAATTTTTGCATTATATAATTGTATTATAGTTCTTATTAGGAACGTGACTATCAAAAAAAATTTGTTCAATTGATAATTTAAAAAAGTCAGAAATCTTTTTTGCTTCATGAAGCGTAAATTTTACACTTCCACTTTCTTTTTTATAATAAGCAGCTTTTGTTTTTAATCCTAATAAATCCTTCATTTGATCGACTGAAATTGAATTGTCAATTCTTAGTGTTTTAAGATTACTAAACACTTTTAGTTCACCTCCGTTCTCATTGGGATACTTTAATTATAGTTTCTCAAAAGGAACTTGTCAACGATTTTAAAAAAATAATTTTCCAATTAGGAACATTAATATATTTTCCTAATAGGATACTATATAATTATCTTGAGGTGTTGAGTATGAATAGAATTAAACAACTTAGATTAGCTAAAGGCTGGACACAAGACGACTTAGGTGATAAATTATGTGTAAAACGTGCTGCTATTTCAAAATACGAAAATGGTGGAATACCTTTAACTGATGATACCATTAGGAAACTTTCAGAAATTTTTGAAAAATCAGCAGATTATATTTTAGGGCTCACAGACGATAATGAAGATTTCATTATCAATAAAATAGATATCCCTAAAGAGTATACTGATAAATATAAAGTTACTTCCAGGGATAAAAAACAGTACTTGGAAGAAATGAAAAAAGCCAATGAATCTTTTTTTATGAATGACGAATTCAATGATGAAGCCAAAAAAGATATGTTAGATTTAATGTCTGAATTATTTTGGGATGCTAAAGCTAAAAATAAAAGAAAAAAATAACAGGTGGTGGGTTCATATGGTTGATTATAGAAAGAAGGTTCGAAGCCTCGTAAAAAAATACAAAACTAGAGACCCATATACCATAGCTAAGGGAGAGCGTATTGAAGTTAAATATAAATATCTATCTGCTAGTTCTCCTAAAGGCATATTCAAAAAGGTATTGAGAAAAAAATATATTGTGATAAATATGACTAGGATTATTGATGATTTTGATTTAAATGTAGTTTTGGCACATGAATTAGGACATGCTGTAAGACATTCTAGCAATGCAACTTTTTTTCTGCATGATCATACTTTTTATAATCGTGGAAAGTTTGAAATAGAAGCAAATGAGTTCGCTGCTGAATTACTAATTGATGAAAAGAAAATTGATAAAATATATTTGATGAACTGTTCAATTGAACAACTGGCATATGTTTATGCAGTTCCTGCTGAATTAATATCATATAAATTTAAAAACAAATAAAGGGGATTGAAATTATGAGTGACTATGAAAAAATGGAATTTAGAAAATACACAGGAAAAGCTGAAAGAGATAAATATTTAAACATACTAAAAGGTATATTAAGTGGAATTTCTATTGATGAAGAAATTGGTCAAAAAGAAATTGATGAACTTAGTAATTGGTGTTCTTTATTAGGTGAATATTCCGACAAAACACCATTTAATGAACTTTTACCTATTATATCTGATGCGCTGTCTGATAATATTCTTACACCTGAAGAAATAGAAGATATAAACTGGGTAATTGATAATTTTATATCTAAAAAGAGAAATAATTATTATGACCCCATTACGCATGGATTACAAAATCTCCAAGGATTGCTTCATGGTATATTTGCAGATAACTATATTACTGATGATGAAATTAAATTATTAAAAAAATGGATAAATAAGAATGATTATTTAATAGGTTATTATCCTTATGATGAAATATCTACTCTTCTAACATCGATTTTGAGTGATGGAATCATTACTGATGATGAAAGAAATATTTTAAAAGTATATTTTTCTGAATTTATAGATAAAGATAGCTCTATTGAAATTGATTTTAAAGAAATAGAACAATTAAAAAATGATTATACAATTGAAGGTATATGTTCTGTATGTCCTGAAATTAATTTTGAAGATAAGACATTTTGCTTTACTGGTGCGTCTACTAAAGCAACAAGAAAAGACTTTGAAACCCTAATTCCTTCTTTGGGAGGACTATTTTCAAATTCAGTTACCAAAAAGACAGATTATCTTATAATAGGTGACAACGGGAATACTTGTTGGGCTTATTCTTGCTATGGACGAAAGGTTGAACAAGCCATAAGTCAAAGAAAAAAAGGACAAAAAATAATAATACTTCATGAAAATGATTTTTGGGATGCTGTTGAAGATAATAAATAATGGTGTTCGTGATGAACACCACATAATATAAAATAATATGCACATACTATATGTACTATTATTTAACTAAAGGAGATGTTAATAATGGCAGATAATAATGAGATTTTTGATTTACTTACTAAAATGTATTCAGAAATGCAAGAAATAAAAGAAGATGTTCAGAATATCAATATGAAAGTTGATAAAGGCTTTAATGAAGTTAATGCTAGAATTGATAATCTTTCTAGTGGATTAGGCAAAATGGTTGCTAGTGAAGTAGCTGATGAGCTTTCTGAACAATTTAAATCAATAAAAACTGATGTTAAATTTATTAAGCGTAAAGTCCAAGACACTGAGGAAGATGTATTTGTTATTCAGGATCATTTAAAAATAATAAAATAATTAGTATTAATCCAGTTGATATATTACAACTGGTTAATTTATAAGCCTCAAAAGAACATACATTCTGATTAAATAATTACTGGGAAGGAAGAAAAAAATGAAAGCAGCTATATACGCACGTTATTCATCAGATAATCAGAGAGAAGAAAGTATAGATGCCCAAATTAGAGCCATAAAGGAATTTGCAAGCCATAATAATATTCAAATAGTAAAAATATACACTGATGAAGCACGTTCTGCTACAACAGACGATAGACCTCAATTTTTACAAATGATAAAAGATTCAGAATTCAATATTTTTAATACTGTTATAGTTCATAAATTAGACAGATTTTCTCGTAATAGGTATGATAGCGCTTTTTACAAAAAGAAACTTAAGGATAATCATGTAAAATTAATTTCCGTATTAGAACATTTAGATGATTCACCTGAAAGTATAATACTCGAATCAGTTCTTGAAGGTATGGCTGAATACTATTCAATTAATCTTAGTCGTGAAGTCATGAAAGGGATGAAAGAGACTGCTCTACAATGTAAACATACTGGTGGAACTCCACCCTTAGGTTATGATGTTAATCCAGATAAAACTTATTGTATAAATGAGAAAGAATCTAATGCTATAAGACTAATATTCCAAATGTATGCATCTGGCACTGGATATACTCCTATTATTGATAAATTAAATGATTTAGGCTATAAGTCTAAAACAGGTAAAAGCTTTGGCAAGAATAGCTTATATGGAATATTGACTAATGAAAAATATAGAGGAGTTTATATTTTTAATAAATCATCAAAAAAAATTAATGGCAAGAGAAATTCACATAAAATTAAATCGGAAGATGAAATAATAAAAATCGAAGGTGGTATGCCTGCAATTATATCAGAAGATCTATGGAAAAGAGTGAAGATTAAAATGGACAGTAATAAAATTAATAAAGGTGCTAATACTGCAAAAGCTATTTATCTTTTAAGTGGCCTTATCTATTGTGGAAAATGTGGTTCAGCCATGACTGGTAATAGAAGATATGCTGGAAGAAATAAGAGCCTATATGAAACTTATGAATGTTCTAATAGAAAAAGAACAAAACAATGTGATATGAAAGCTATAAATAAAGATTATGTTGAACAAGTGGTTATTGATGACCTATATAATAATATATTTTCAGATTCAGCTATAGAAAATATAGTGCCTGATATTTTTGCATTTATAAGCGAACAAAATAAAATAATTAACGAAGATATTAAAATTTATAAAAAAGAATTAGCTGATATTCAAACCAAAATTGATAATATGCTAGACGCTATTGCAAATGGTTTTTATAATTCATCAATGAAAGAAAAATCAGATCAGTTAGAAACTAGAAAAACAACATTGCTTATAAGAATAAATGAAGCTGAAAGAGAGGCAAAATTAAATTCACCAACGGAAGATATGATAAAAAAATATTTAAAGAAAGATTCTGATATAAAACAAAAAAGTTTGGAAAACAAAAAGAAAGTAATCCAAACTCATGTTCAAAAAATCACTGTCTATGAAGACAGAATCACAACTGACACAATTGTGAGCCTTATTGGTGGAGGCGACGGGTGTCGAACCCGTGTCCGAAAGTAG